TCTCAATCAGTCTGGTTAACAGTAGGTGGCCCTTTTAAGCCCCTTTTCTGCTAACTGAGTCTATTGAAACTCTAAATGTCTTCGTACCTAGGAAATTATAGTCTTACAGACTTAGTCTCCGAACGTATGACCGTCCTATATTATATTCATCCCAATCATTGTTGAATTTTTGGGAAATGATGTTTTATAAGAGGTGTCTCTTTATAGTCTAAACGTACTACATCACCTCTTTCTTTTTGAATCTTATTAAATACATTATATAAGTTCGCTAAGAAAGCGTGATCTTTTGCGTCGACTAATCTTGGTTTTTCAACAGCATCTATTCTATTAGGAATATCCAGGAAAGAAATCTTTCCTTGACATTCTGTTAAGAATTGTTCTGTTGCCGCTAAAGGATTATCTACAAACTTCTCTAGAATGAGATAGTTGAATCAGTTTCTGTACCGTTCCTCGTATTGTTGAAGAAATTGTAATTTCATCTTCAATATGAAGTCTGGATCAAAATCTTCAGGATTTAAAATTCTGAAGTCGTCTGATTCCTTCGGATATCAAGGGTAACCTCGATCTCCAAAGATAGGATCCTGTAGCTCCATCCATTTCTTAAGAAGATCAAAAATATCTTTATTAATCTCTCTAGATAAGTCTAAAGAGCCTAGTAAACTATTAATGATCTTCTCTTGAAGGTTTTCAATATAATAAACATTATATTTAGTCATTATACGTAAAGCTTGCTTTGCATATATATCTTTCATATGATGTTCGATTATAGTGAAATCTGGATGGTATTTTAGATCAACAGGTGAAACTCCGTCAATAATCATCTTCTTCAGATTAGAAAAATAAGTATTAAAACTAAATTTTTCTCATCTAAAGACACGATTAGCGATAAGAGGTTTACCTAAGAACAAGATTCTCATTATCTCTTGTCTTGTCATACCGATTTTCATCGCGTATGTTAAGAAAAGTGATATATGAGGTAAGATATCTTTCTGTGGCCTATTGTCGAAAATTTTCTCTTTAAGAACAGTATGAAATACTGAAACAGCATATTTAGCTAAAGAAAGATCTTTATTAAATAATGCTATTGTAGTATTAATACGTCCTAAATAGAAATTTTCTGATATAAACTGTTTTCAAGAGAATGGAGAAACATCGATTCCATTAACGGAAACGCGTTTCACAAACTCTACAACAGGTTTATTGACAGAAACGACAGACTTTGACATATTGATAGGGACTCCTATATCAGACATTACTACGAGATATTCTTCAGCTAATTCTTTGTTAAAGATGATTATATCATCTCCAACAATTTCATAGCGAGATTCTCAAGTAAAATCTGTTGCGCCTGACATTCTTAATGCAGCGAATTGAACTAACATATGATGTGTTAGTCCAAGCATTGCAAAAGATGATCGTGCACCCATAGGTTGTCCAACTGAGTACTTATATTCTAATCAGCCGGACTCTTTACTGAATAATCAGTAAGATCGACCGACTAGAAGATTAGCTCAGTGATTACTAAAGACACTATCAAATAACGATGTTAAAATCGCTACTTGAAGTGAAAGAGGTAATCTATCTGTAGCAGCTGACAAATCGTAACCATAAGCGCATCCAAATTCTTGGGCACGCTGACGAGCACGATCAAAGGCATCATTATGACTCTTAGTACCATCATTTGGAATATTTGCTAATATTCCAGTAATGTAGTTATGAAGAGGTAATAATATTGTCTGAGTTCAACTGTCTACTAAGGCAAAGGTTCTCATTTTCCCAGCTGGCTCTACCTTTTGATGTAACTGTCCTAAACCAAATGATTTAATCATTCGAGGAGTATCAAATGCTTCTCTAAATAATTGTTTCATTGGTAAAAGATAGAATGAAAGAGATTGAACATCAGGAACTACCTTTGATAATTTATAAAATATCAGATTTAGATCCTTTGTACAAGTTCTCTCCATTATATACATAAAAGAAGTAAAGAGCTTTGGTTGACTTTTCAATAGTGAGATATCAGTAAGCATTCCAAGTCAAGATTTTGAATTGGATGGTGATGATTTCTCAGATATCGAAAAACTATCTTGCAGGCGGATCTTCGAAGGTATAAAACCTGATAAGGCGATCGCAGCATTACGCTGAAATCAGTCTATCATATATTTAATACTTTCTGGATCACCTGTAAAAGGGTCAGTGATTGTGTTTAACTTAGCTTTAGCAGGTATTATAAATACCCTATAAAGGCTAAATAATGTTAATCACAATCTGATTACTTTAGTAGAATTGGCAGCTAAAGATCTACGATCTCTAGTACCAATAATATTAGGTAATCCTGACTTAGATAGTCTAGGCAACGGCAGATCAGGCTCTAACTCTCTGAGAGAGCTAAGAGGTTGACCCGCTAGGAACTTAGATACTGCCAAATTACAAGCTTTAAGATACTTCACCACAAATTCTGAACCATGTCTTTTATTCATAACTAAAAGATAGGTTGAAAATTTATGGTATAGTCGTATACGAGCGGAGGCTTTCTTAATGTTTCCTATGGATAAAATTACAAATTTTCATCCGATAGTATTCATTAAGCTAGAAAGAGAGAAATCTCCTTCTAGACGTATCAGTCTGTCTCTAACTATATTATTAGGTACTTTGAAGACTCTTGAAATATTAATTTTAAGATTTTTCATAGTATTTATAATATAATAGTTTTCACCCATTACGGGGATTACCTAGAGATAGACCTGCGCTGTTCCCTTTCGGGGACGCCAGACACAGGCCGCCAACCGTTACAATTATAAGAGGTCTCTAAATTTATCTTAATTTAGAGTTCAAATAAGCTTTGTAACATCTGGAAATACATACATATTACCTAATATCCTCTTTACTAGACAATAAAGAGAATACAGTAATATGTTCGCATTCCTTCACGTCCTCCATACGAGCTCTTTTTATTAAGGCCGTCCTGGACAAGTCATAGTCTTATCAACTATGATTCATCACAGATAGAAG